TCCGCTAGCCATGCACTGCACTGTAGCACCGACATATTGCGCCGAAGTCTTTAGGTTGCTTCCCTTAGATTGTAGCGTTACGCCAGATCCAGCTGCAAAAGTGATTTGCCCCGATCCAGCCTGGTAAAAGTCAATTTTCTGCCCGACGCTCAATACGTTAGCAATAGTAATGGTAATTGCTGATCCTGTAGACCTGATCATGCTGCCAGCGTCAGCTGCAACAATTGTGTAATTGGCTGACTTATCGCTAACGGTTTGAGTTGCTGCAGCTTTGCTATCCAGCTGTGTTTGTACGGCACTAGTTACTCCACTTAGGTAGCCCAATTCAGTGCTAGTAACAGCCGAAACCGCCAAAGCACCAGAACCGTTGGAAACGATTGCCCTGTTTGCTGTGTAAGTAGTGCTGCTAACCAGATCTTCCCAGGCAGTTCCAGAATAGTATTGGAACTTGTTGGTGTCCTGAAGCCAAGACAGCATGCCCTCTACTGGATCTGTTAGTTCTGAGGCGCGTGTACCGCTAGAAGCAAAGACCATAACGGACTGCCTCATAAGGTAATTGTTTAAATCACTGGCAGGTAGTGGAAAACCATTAGTGAAAGTTTTGTATGCCATTAGGCTTCCTTCCAAAGCTCTAGTGTAGTGAACCAATTGTCTGGATCTATTGAATGAACCACCTTAGTTACGGTGTAATAGTCGTCTATGTCCAGAACTCCCTCTGTGTAATGCACTCCAATTGGCTGCCCTGGATCAAAAAAGGCTGCCTCTGTAAGTGTACCAAGCCTGTCCACCGTTTTAGTTTCGACACTGGAAACTAAATTGGTTGGCGATTTGGTGAAAACTTCTAGTGCCCAGCGCTGCAATTCGTCGATATCGGTGGTATTTAGGGTTACGTCTAGGGCAAATACTCCGTAAAGGTCTATGGTGTCCTGATCGTTTACAACGACATAGGTATTGGGGTCGCTCTTTAGGTCTACTCGCAAAGAATTGAAGACCTTGTCAAGCGTTGAATCTGTGGTTATGTTGGTCATGCAAAGGTGGTAAGGATCTTCGTGGTGGTTGCCTATGACTGGCGTGCCCGTTGGCGGTGTTGAAAGTACTGGACGTGGTATAAAAACTAATTCCTGTGTTGCTTGATCTACCCACAGCAAACCAAGACCAACCTGTATGGCGTCATAGATAGGGGTATTGGCAATAATGTCTTCAGAGAACTGCAGTGGTATTTGCCCGTCCGTAGCCTGGCTAGACGCGTGCATAGAAGTTCCAAGTTCCAGCGCAATAGTGTCTAACTGCTCTAGCGGTGTTACGTAGTCTACAAAGTCGCTTTCCGTATCCAGGGTTATTCTGGTGTTCACATAACGCTTGAAGCTGTCAAAAGCACTTATGTCAAGTTTGTTTACGCCGTCTTGATAGTAAGTTCCCGAAATTGTGTCAATAAACCCGTTAAACAAAACCTTTTCAGTTGCGCCTCTGGCTAGCCTTACCCTGACTGGCGTGCCTGGTCTAAAGGCAGCATTGTAGCTTGGGTCGTATTCAAAGCTTTGAATGGTTATGTCGGCGCTCGCTGGTCTAGGCTGGAAGAATAGGCTGTCCTGCACGTCCCCACCAATGCTAATTTCAGCTGCACCCACTACACAATTTAGATCTTGCCAAGTAAAAGCGACGTATTCGTTATCGCCCAATACGTCAGTGCTGCCAATGTCTGAGAGCCCGATAATAAACAAGCCAGCACCAGCCAGAACGTCAGTGCCACCAATGTGGCTAACGCCAATAATGAATAGATTGCTAGCTTCGTCGGGTAGATAGAACTCTACCTTTAGATCGTTTTCTAAATCAAAATTGGCTAGGGTTGTCACTTCAGTAAGATCCTGCTAGTTCCAGTTTGAGCTTGGTATTTTTGCAGTGAGCTGACTATTTCTTTTGCTGTAACGTTCCCTTTGTTTACGTTTATATTTACTGTTTGTGGTGCTTGCTTTACTGCCCCTGGTTTTTGAGGCACAGTTTTTGCTGGGGCAGCTTTCTTTTCAAGTTGTGGAATTATGCCCTGGTAAGTTTCTGCAGCAACCTGCTCTGGGGTTGAAGGCGTTGTTGTTACGCGCTGAATGTTTTGAAGTCTCTGGAACTCCTGGAAAGCGCTGCTAGCGTTTTTAGTGTTTGTATAAACAATTGCCATACCAGCAGCAATAGCAGTAATACCAGCCAAAATACCCGCCAGTATTGGGTTGCCCATGCTTAGGAAAAACATGGCTACCTTTAGCCCAGCCAGCACGCCTACAAAAGTGGTAACTGCAGTAATTACAGCACCAAAGCCCTTTTCACCAGTCAAGGCTTCAAGTATTGGCATTACCTGGGTATCTATCCAGCTAATAAGCTCGCCAAACTTGGTAATGATCATTACAACGCCGTCTACAATGGCTTGCATTTTCTCTTGACCTTCTGGCGTGGAAAGCCAGGTACTGAACTTAGTTAGCACTGGCAGCAAAGCCATTCCAATTTGCTCTTGCAGCTCCCCAAAGATAATTTGCATTTTGTTATAGGGGTCTGTGTCTGCAGCTGCTTTGGCAGCACCAGAGAAAGTCTTTTCCAGCTCTGCCATTGGGTCTTTAGCGCCCTTAATGCTTGGAACTAACCTGGTTAGGGCTGTATCTGATCCAGCCAATGATCTGCTCATGGCTTGAACTACTGTGTCCAGGCTCTTGCCAGTTCCAGCTGCCACGTCGGTAGCTATGCTCATTAATCGCATGGCTTCGTCAGTGTCTTTGGTTGCGATTGCTAGCTTTGCGAAAGCTGGTCTTAGGTTGTCGTCAGTAATACCTGTGGCTATTTGGGTTCTGGTTATGTACTGATCTATCGCGCTAACCTGGGCTTTAGTTATATCCAGGTTGTTTTCTAGTGCTTGATTTAGAAGCTCTTTACTCTTGGTGTCTTCAATTGCAGCCTTGGTGCTGTCTTTGAATTGGTTTACTAAAAAGTTTAGGCTAAAGCCAACTCCGATAGCCCCCAGAGCCATGTTTATTTTTTTGCTAATGTTTTTAGCGTTAGATTCCAGCGAATTTAGAGACTTTTGGCTACCCTTTGTAGCTTCTGTTAGTTTCTTGAACTCTCCAAGAATTTCAACATTCAGAACTAGGCTCATTGTTCACGCTCCTCTAGCGCCTTAATAAAAGCTTTATACTCTGCCAGGCTTAGGGCTTTTACTTCACTTGGTTGCAGATTAGTAGCTAAGCAGAAACGCGCTAATCTATCAGCACTAAGCTCTCTTATTCTTTTTTTGCTTCGTCCCCAGTGATAACCGCTAGGGCTTCAGCCTGTGTAACCTTTTCTGTGTCTTCGAATTTTAGGTTTGGATTTTCCCTACGCTTAGCAACCCAATAGAGCACTCTTAGAGCCCTGCCCTTTGGCTTTCCGTCCGAAAAGGCTTGATCTATTGAAGCATTAAGCAGTAGCTCAATTTCCTCAATTTCGCCCAGTGTAAGTTCGTCAAACTTAATCATTAGCTTCCCTGTGTCTTTCTTGATTCTTCTAGTATTAGTTTTTCCATTTGAGACATGTAGTTTTGGTACACGTCTTGTCTGGTTAATCCTATCGCCTTTACAAAGAATGGCTGTGGTTTGATATTGCGCTTAAACCAGCCCCAATGGATTGGATTAGCGTAGGGCACGCCTGAGGCGCTTACCCTATTGTTACCAGCTGAAATTGTCAGCCTACCTTTGGCAGTTGCGCTAACTCTAATGCTGTCGCGCAATTTGCCCGAACGAACTGGGACAAGGCTTTTAGCCTCATTTATTACTTGATCTGCAGATTGTTTACCAGCTGCCTTTATAGCGTCATTGGGAACTCCAATAGCCTGTAGAGCTTTGGTTATTTCCCTAAGGTTTACAACCTTGATCCCAGTTTGCTCAGCCATGATTAGGCAGTAACGATTTCTACTCCGTAGTAGGTGTCGTTAGCTGGATCGTGAGGCGTGTTCACCACAGTAAGGGTAACTGAGAAAGTTGCAGTCTCGTTGCTGTTTAGGGTCAGCGGTGGAAGCTGGTCAAACTTTACAGTTCCAGTGTAGTGTGGCTCGTCAGCTGAAGCTGTCGTATTGCCGTTAGGTGCTACTACGAAAGTAGCGGTAGTTCCGAAGTTAGCCCACAGTACTCTGTAAAGGCTGGTGTCGTCTCCCGAAGTAATTCCTTCTAGGGTAAGAGCCCACTCGCCACCAACTCGCTGCTCGCAAAAAGTCTGGACGTCACCTGGTGCGTCCTGAAGCTCTAGGCTAACAGTCGTAGCGTCACAAGCAAACTCGTCGCCGTCCACAATAAATTTAATGTCTTGGGCTTTGATTCTGGTTGAAGTTGCCATTTTATTCTTTCTAAATAGTAATTTCTAATTCTACGCTGATGTTTGCAGCAAGATAACTAGCGTTATTGGTTTGCATTTCGTAAGGCTCATTAACCCTTAGTACCCTGGCGTATCTTGGCATGGCTTTCAAAGTATTTTCGATTGCTTCGTCTAGCCTTTCCGTAGCCAACTTATTGGTTGCAGTTGCAGCCACCAATACCAGTTCCAGATTCATAAGGTACTCAGTTCCCAGAGAACTTGGTGTTAGGTATGGGCTGGCAGAATTAATGATCACAATTGGCGGAACTATACGCTCTGGCACATAATCCAGAACGGTCAGTCCAGCGTCTTCTAAGTCAAGCTTGAACTCAGCCTTAGAAATTGTGATTTCATTGGTCATACTGCATAACCTACAAAAGGTAGAAGCAGTGGATAGGCAGCTGCCATAGGGTCTTTACCCATTCTGACAGGCTGCCCGTCCATGCTTGCAAATTGAGCTATACCGTTAGGTGCTGAGCGCCTGTGAAACAACTCGCTAGAGACTATGAGAATAGCCTGATTGTGGACGTCATGGGGTACGTTGTCGCTCTCCCCAATGTAATTGCCAACTATGGCATTACCAGCGTCCAGGCAGGATTCAATAAAGTCCCCAGTTTCTTCAGTGCCAATGTAAGCCTGAAGATCAGCGAGAGTTACGTGCGCCATTAGAACCTACTAAGCTGCTACGTCTAGCTTGACTAGTGCGCCCACGCGTGGGGTAGCTACTGCCATGTAACCGTAGACCGAAACGCTGTCTTCAAGGGTTGTAATGTCGCCAGAAGTCAAGCGAACTGGTGCGCCAGCGCTCTCCCAGCTGATAACAGCCTGGCTGTTAGCCATGAATACGTTGTCTCCGTCAATAGCTGGATCGACGATAATTGGAAGACCAAAGATTGAACCTGAAAGTCCTGGGACGTTAGCAGATCCAACGGTGTTCATTCCGTCAGCGTTAGCAGATAGTGCAAGGCGTCCGTCAGTTGCAGCAACCTTGACCATTTTCACGTAGCCAGAAGTACCAGTGAGAATAAACTCTGGACGTAGACCAGTGTTGGCGAAGATGTAAGCAGAAGCGTTGGCAATACCCTCAGCAAGTGAGCTTGGGGTCTGTCCGTCAGCGTCAAAGGTCTTGCCAGTGTAGTCCAGCGCCTCGATAACGTCTACTAGCGCCTGATTGGTGGCGTTTGCGTAGGCAATTGATAGCCCCTGGAATACCTGGTTCAAGGTGTCGATTGTTGCACGCTCTACGTACTGACGCGAGAAGCTGGTGTAACCGCCGTAAGTCTTCACGTCAGCAGAAATAACTTCGAAAGTTAGGTTTCCAAACTCAAGAGCAGTGTTCTCAGTTGCCTGTACGTCTACTGCGAGAGTGTTGCTGTCGATCTTTACGTACTCTACCGATAGACCGCTAGCTGGCAGTGCGCCACGTGAGAAAGCGGAAACGGTTGGACGGTTGTTGTTAATCAGTGTGTCCACGTAGCCTACGAATGGTGGGAGAACTGCGGCGTCAGCTGAAGTCGAAGCAGCGCGAGCTAGTGCCTTTGCGTCGTCGTCACCCTTTAGTAGTGCCTTTGCAAACTCGCCCTGTGAGCGAATTGCAGAGCCGATAACGGCTGGAGTAGATGGAGTTAGCCCTGCCTCTACAACGCGGCGCAATTCTGCAACCTCGTCCTGCACAGAGCGAACTTCAAGTTCCATGTTTTCTGACATAGATTTTCTTTCCTGTTCGTGAGATAAGTCTTCAGATTCGGATTGAACCTGCTCTTCCCTTACCTCTGTTATGTTTGCTCCTGCAAAAGCAGGGAAAGGAACAACGCTGACCTCTTTTAGATCAACCTTTTTCCTAATTATCGTTGAACCGTCTCTCTCAGTTTCTACTGGGAAAAAGCCCACCGAAAATTTATTTAGAACGCCGTCGCGCATTAGTGTTAGCACTTCGTCGCCTTTAGCAGTCTCGCTAACCTTGGCTACAATTTCGTAACCTGCCTCAGTGTCGCGCCCCTCAATTACTTTTCCAATTGGATCTTCGTGACCGTAAAAAAGCTTTACGTCTTCGACACTCTCAATAGCGCCTGGTACAAAGCGCTCAGTGACGCCACCGCCCAAGTCTGCTAGATCGTTATAGGGAACTGCTAGCCCAATAATTGTTCTGTCGTCTACGTCAGCTAGAGCCTCAAAGCTCCGTACTTCCATGTTAGGCATTTAGCCCCTCTTTCTCTCTAACTTCTTCAACGCTTAGGAAGCCAGCTGCAATTCCAGTCGCGTAGTAGTCGTATCTAGTCGTAACGTCAGCCCTAAATAGGTGCTGGTAATCAAATTCAACCCTAGTGCCACGTGGTAGGCAGTTGCTCATGGCGTCAGTGATTGCGTCGGTGTAAGCCATAAGTGTATGCCTGTAGAAAACCTGGTTCTCGTCTTGCAGATTAGTGTAGGTGTCTGATCCACCTGGAACTGTGGTGATCAGAAGGCGTGCAGGAATACCGAACAGCCTTGCAATTGAGACAATGTTCTGCTCCACAATGTCTGTGAATAGTGCCTCGCGTGGGGAAAGCGCTACTTGCTGATAGTCAAAGCCATTTCCAAGTACTGCGATTTGCCTGTTTTGCTGCTTATTGTGCCAGTTGTTTGTAACTGCTTCAGCTTGTTCAGCGTTTAGGCTTTGATTGGTCTTTAAAACACCAGTTGGGACGCCAGCGCTAGTAAACCAATTCTTTGCGTAATCCCTAAGATCCAAAGCTGCCGAAACGTCAGCCCTGGCTGCCTCAATTGGTGCAATTCCACGAAGGTTGCCCGTCTTGGTAAATAGCTTTAGGTGCTCAATTTCGCTGGCGGTGTAGGTCTTGCCCATGTAGTCAAAAACGAAGCCCTTGCGAATATCGTTTTGATCTTTGTAGCGAACAGCTACGGCGCTCGCTGGTAGCAGCGTTAGGTTGTTTACCTGCCCGTTGCTTCCGTAATTCTTGAACCAGAAAGCGTTACCCTCTAGCGCTAGCGAGACTACGGTTTGAAAAATAAAGTCGCGCCTGTTTGTATTGATGTCTGGCTTGTTTACTAATACTGGGTTTTCAACTCTCAGCTCTACGCCAGTTGCAAACCTGTAGGTATTAATCGGCATTTTGCTAATTGGGGTAGCAATAATCTGCACCGCTCTATAAACGGCGGTAAGTGTTAGCGCTGTGTCTGGTGTGACGATTGCAGCTTCCCTGGTCGGGACTGTGGGTTGCGCTGATCTTTGTTCGGGCTGTGGTGAAAAAAGGCGCTGCCAAATAGAAGCCATAAAGTAATGATCCTAAATTACACGTGTGTAATTAGTATACGCCTATACCAGTATTTTCTGCACGTGTCGAAACATACAAAGCCATAATTGTCGCCATAAGCGCGTCTATGTCTCCCGTACTTTCTTTACGGCTAATAAGCCAAGTTTCCCCAGAATACTTAGCCACTCCGTTGGGAGACTGGGCTATAAGCAAGGGGTCGTTATTGTGCTTGCCCTTTCCAGTGCTTAGTAATGCATAGACAACTGAGCACGCTGCGCTCATTTCCTTAGTCCAAAGCTGGTAAGTGGGTATCCCTGCCATTTTCAAGCGCTTACCTAATCCTGGAAGCGCCCTGTCGTCCAGTGCTATCGCTCTTGGTACGTGCTTTTCGTAAAGCTGGACTAGGCGATTGTAAAGCTGGGTTTCGTTAGTGTTTACAAAAGTCTGGACTAGCTCTGTGTGGTGTTCGTCCCCAACCTGGTTGGCGTAGGCGATTGTGGCATGCTCCCAGTTTTTAGTTA